AGCGCGGAGAACTATGATCGCGTCCTGGTTCGTGCCCGCCCCGAGATTTGTCGGCACCGACGCGTCCGTATAGACGGGAACGCCCATGATCTTGCCCACATAGCCCTCAGAGGCCACAGCGCCATTCGTGCCGTAAACGTTGACGCCGGACGCCTCGGGATTCACCAGCGGACGGAACTGAGAATCCGTGGCGGCAGCAATCCAAGCCCAGCGCCTCGGCGCCATAATGATGGCCGTCGGCGGGGCGAATCGCGCGGCGTGCAGCTGGGAAATCAGGTTGGCCAGGTTGCCCCACAGGCCATTCGCGCCGGTAACGGCCGGAGTGGCAGCAGTCCACGTAAGCGAGGTAATCCCGGACTGGTTAAGGAGACCCTTAAGCGTGTTGCCCGTGCCCGCGCCGTTGATGACCTGCGAGTCCAGAACCTGCCCGTACTGCGCGGCAAGGTCAGACATGATCACCTGGTCAATTGCGCCCGGCGACATCTCCAGTTCCTGAACCGAAACAACCTGCTGACCTGCCAGGGTCACCACCGGTGCGGTGACACTGGACGAGGTGATATCGGTCTGCGAAATCCCAGTGAGTTCCGTGGCCTGCGACGCGACAGACGAACCGGTCGCAATCTTCGGTATGCTCACGGTGTTCGTGCCCGTCGGCATCGGCATAGGCGCCAGAAGATCAGCGGTAGGCCGACCCGGGCGGGCAAGCTGAATCCACTGGTCAACGAGATACTTAGGCGGCACAAAGGCTCCGCCGGACCCGGCGCCGGTAGTCACGCCTCGGGATTCGCTGGAACGGCGCAGACGATCAGCGGCGGAATAGTCGCCGCTACGGGCGGCGTACATGTCGCCAAACCAGGAGTGATTGCCGTCCGGGCGGTAGAGGCCGGGCTCGTTTACGTTCATGCGCGTGTTTCCATTCTTGGGACTGTTCTTCGGCGCCAATGCACCGGGGGCGTAACGCTTAGCCATATCGGCGGCGGCGTCATCGGCCGAAATCTGAATTCCGAGTTCCTCGATGCGGTCGTCGAAAGCCCGAATGTCGGCCTCTAGCCGGTCGAATTCGGCGGACTCGGCAGCATTTAGGCCGCGCTTTTCCGCTGTGGCCTTATCGACCAGCGCGCGCATGTGCTCGTGCTCGGCCCTGCGCTTAGCGCGTAGATCGGCGACCATTTCTCGCTTATTCACTCAGTTTCCTTCGTGGGTGCGGGAATCGGGGGCAGGGTTGCCGCCCGAAGCTCGTTCTCTCGGTCTCTCTCCTGCGCGAATCCCTCGGCCAGCTCCGCGAATTCCGCATCTTCCCGCGCGCTGATCGCCAAAATGTCCATTCCGAGCGCCTTCAACAGCGGGTCAGTACACGCGGCGAGGGTGGCGGCGAGGCGCATTCGGCGTTCGCGGGGAATTGGCGCTATCGCGCTCTCTACGTGCGTCATCGGGTGCCCCGAGTTTCTAGAGCGGCGTTCAGCGCCCAGCGGGAAGCCTTGGTATCCCGTAGGGCTGTACCGGCGTCGACGAGGGACGCTAGGTGGCCTAGGAGGGCGTGAGGGCCACCCTCGGGCGTCACGGGGCCGTCGGCCTCAATGCGGGCGAGAACAGCGGCGACAATGGCGTCTAGCCGGTCGCGAAGATTGGGCACGGTGGGCGGATTAGGCATTGACTCGGTTCCTTTTCGAGATAAATAAAAAGGCCCGCTCGTCCAGGACACCATGGGCGGCGTGTGTCCAAGACGAACGGGCCAAGCAATGGGGCGGAGGTGCTAGAGGCACCCTCGACGCCGCGCGCTGCCGCCAAGCATGCGCAAAAGGTGTTCCGGTGGCCGCGCTGAACGTCGCGCCCCCTGGGCGTTAGGCGCGACGCATTACGGCACGACTACCGGAAGAATTGGGAGGCAACAGCGCTGGTAATCCGTCGGAGCACGACCGGATTACCCCTCGGTTCTAACCCTCCGAGGTGCGCTGTTGCCATCGGCGGGTTCCCGTCCGCCGAGCATTGGGGGAATGGTGCGCGAGGCGCAGCTCTGTTCCCTATGTGTTTCTAGAGCGCAAAGGCATATCCCAAATTGGACATTAGTCGGTTTCCGATGGCATCAATTCGGTAACGGCCGCCGGCTCGGGGGTTTCATATCCGAGAATTAGCGCCCGAATTATGTTCAGGGAACGAAAGACAGTGTTCCTTTCCGCGAGGTTGCGGGGCACGGGCAAGTGATCCTCGATCGCCAACAGCGCCGAGGTTCCAGCATCAAATGGGGTTGCCATGGTGGGCACCTCCTAGTGACTAGTAGGTGGGGTGGTGGCGCTTGCCTCATACCGGCAGCGCGAGGAGCAGTACGGGACGATTCGGCGACCGGCGAGGCCCGTACGCCTATTTGGCTTCCCACAGCGCACGCACGGGGGCTTAGGCGGCCACCGGCAGGAATTCGAGCAATAACTACGCCCGCCGGTTACTACCGTTCCGCACGTTTCGCATTTGCGATCGGGTTTCGGGCTTGCGCCGTAGGCGCCACTGCGCCAAAAGGCACACCACGCGGCTAGCTCGGCCTGCGTGGCATCGATGCCCGGGGCGTTCACGCTGCCACCTGCGCATTACGCTTCCGGTGCGCTGCCTTACGGCACTTGTCCGAGCAATAGAGGCGTTGACGGCCCGTGTCGGCCTGCGCGAGGGTCTTGCCGCACTTGCCGCAGCTACCCGTATCGGTGAGATCGTGTAGGGCGCGCGTGATTTCCCGGTGGGCGGCCTCGGCGGAGGGCACGCCCTTAAAGACGGCGTCCCATAGCGCTGTCTCGGCGACCCGGAGTAGGTGAATAAGCTCGTTCTTGTCCATGCGGCTGTCTCGATTCAAGTTAGGTTCCGTCCCATGAGAGGACGGATCGGCGTTAGTTCCGTCTTGCTAGGGGACGGATCAAAACGGGTTACGTCCATCAATGGGACGGTTGAGAATGGGTTCCGTCTCTCGATGGGACGGCTAGACCCGGGTTCCGTCCCTCGATGGGACGGCTGGTCACGAAAGAGACCAAAAGAAAAGGCGCCGAAATGGCGCCCTTACCTCTTAATGGAACGCGAGCCCGCCCGTCCGCCCGATCTGCTGCTCGGCGTAGATGGCGAGTCGCGATAGCCGCTCCGCCTGCATGCGCGCGTCGTTGCCGACGTTGTCCACAAAGTCCCGGGCCATGCGCCCTCGCGCGGACTTTTCGCAGGTCCAAGCCACAATGACGGCTATCAGGCGTTCGGCTGCCATAAGGGTTCACCCTCTCTCCTTGGTTCCCCTTGCTGGTGTCCCTAGAGCGCGGGGGCATACGCGGAGGGGCGAAAAAGGAGAGAAAAGGAAATGTGACGTGGGGCACATTTAACAGCGGCGCGGGGCGGCGTCATGACGACTGACGGATGAAAGGTGTTGTCCGGTATCCCTTAAGAGTCTCTATAGACATACTGAGTTTGATAGTCAAAACGTCAGTCGTCAGAAGTAGCAGGCTAGAGGGGGTGGGAATGAGAAAGAGCACTTTTATAACGTCAGCCAGCGTCAGCCCCTCGCGCTGTAGAGCCTCTACGCCCTGTACGCCCGTCTGAGCGCCTCGGGGGACGACCTAAGGCCCTCGGTCCACCTCGACCCTCCGGGGCGCATAGGGAGCCCTACAGCGCCTCACAGCGGCAAGGGGCGGCTCGTCCTCCCGAGGGGTGGCGCCGGTACGGCTCTAGATGTTACTAGCCGGTAACTTAGGGATGCCGCCTTGACGCTCTGTGCGCCCGTCTGCGGGCATGAAAAAGCCCCGCTCGACCGAGGGGGGCCGAACGGGGCTGCGAGGGGCTTAGACGGGCGCCTAGTCGCTCAGATCCATTGCCAGGGCGGTACGCGCCCCCGCCGCCGGGTCATTACGCCACCACGCCGGACCCTCGAACTCGACGGCCACCCGCGACGGGTCGAACCGCTTAGGTGCACCGGGCGTTGCTGGACGGACCACTACACGGGCGCCGAGGTCGGCGAGTAGGGCCCGGCGTCCTTCCTCGTCGCGCTGTGCCCATTCGTCGCCGACGGTCGTTCCGCTGTCTTCCCAACGGCCCTCGGCGTGTTCGGCCTCGGCGCGCAATTCCGCCTCGCGTGCTTCCAGCGCTGCCACCTGGTCCATAGCGAGGCGCCACGTCCGGCCACCGGCGGGCAGGTGCGGAATGCTGGCAGAGAGATTGTCCAACTGCGCTGTGACGTCGGCGAGTTGGAGAACCGCACTGCCGTCGGCCTCGACCCACCGCTTACGGCCGAACCCGCCAAACCGCTTAAGGAAGTCGGTCGACACGAGGTCTTCCAAATTCCGGGCAATGACGACGTTCGGCTTGTGGATGCCTCGCTTTCCGACCCCGGCGCGGCACACGTAGGTGCTGTAGTCCTTGCCGTTGACCTCTCGGCGCTGCCGGTACAACGGCCCGTCGCATTCGGAGCAGCGCGCCACGTGCAAAAGCAACGCCTTTCCGTTGCGGGTCTTGCCTCGACCTACCGCCTTACCGTCGATAATCGCGCGCACGGCGGACCACGTTTCGGCGTCGAGGATGGCAGGCCCGGCATTCAGCGGGTTGCCCTGCGCGTCGAGGACGGGCTGATTTGTGAGGGCGGAACGCTTGGTGCCCGGGGTGGCCTTTACGAGCCATCCGCGAACGGCGGGCGAATAGAGCACGTCCCGTAGCGTGGTCGAGTGCCACATCCCGCCGCGCAGCTTTCGGCCGTCGCGCTGCCGTGCGTGTTCAGCGGGCGGCAATACGTCCCGCTCGTTCAGCTCACGGGCAAGGCCAGTCAACGACGCCCCGTGGTTGATCAGCCGGTCGGCACAATCCCGCAGAATCGCCGCCGCTGACTCGTCGATACCCCACCGCTTGTCGTTCACGGGGCCGGTTACGGCGTAGCCATAGGGCGCGATTCCGCCGAGGTGGTTGCCGCGCTGCCGGAAGTGCTCTTTGCTCGCTGTGATGCGGGACTGAATCATGTCTCGCTCGTATTCGGCGAAAGCGGCGAGAACGTTGATGATAATGGACGCGTTTTCCGGCGACACAACGCCATCGACGGTCACGACCGTGGTGCGCATGCTCTTTGCGGCGTCGATAAGCCGCTGAAATTCCAGCACGCTACGCGCATACCGGTCCAGCTTCGCGGCCACCACGAAATCGACGCGCGGCAGCCATGCGAGCACCTCGCGCATACCGGGGCGGTCCTCCAGCTTGCTTGCCCCGCTCACGTTCGTGTCGGTGGCGACGTGCACCACCTTCCACCCGCGCTGTTCGGCGTACGCGCGGCACGCAGCGATGCGGTGGTCTGGGGCTTCCTCGGCGTGGAGGCGCGAGAGTCGGTCGTAAATGACGCAGGTCAGAGGTCGCATGTGGGTCCCTAGAGCGCAACGGCTACCCCGTCCCTCCGTGGAGGGTTAAGGGGGCCACCCGGGCGGGTGTCCGACCTAAGCGTACATGCGGTGTGTCACAGCACGTAGGTGCCCTTTGCGGGCAGCGTGGCGACCAATCCTCGGTCCCGCAGGTCCCGCACAGCGCGCCGGACAGTGCCCGCGCTCACGCGATAGTGGTCCGCCAACTCCCGCTCGTTTTCCAGCCGTCCGCCTTTCGGTACCTCCCCTGCGCTGATTCGCCGTTCGATATCTGCGGCTACTCGCTGCCACTCGTACACCGGTTCCATGACTCCATAGTCCGTGCGCCCCGTGCATCCAGCGCACCGAGTAGCACACTGTGCGGACTGTGCACAGCGTGCGCGGAGTGCAATGATTGGCAGTGCGCCGGACGGCGCAAAACAGAACGGCCCGGTCGGAGGGGGCTACCTCCGAACCGGGCCTAGACAGCGAATGGAGCGCTGCCATGAACGAGCAGTTTAGGCGGTTGGGAAAAGACCCGGTCACAGGGCGAACGGTGTTCGTGCAGCGGGGCGGGGCCATCGAGGCAGCCGTAACGGTCGATGCGGCGTACGCGCTGCACTGCGTTGTGTCCGTGATCCTCGACGCCGGGCAGGCCACAGACGAGGAACTCGGCGCGTTCGTACCGGCGTTGAACGACGCACTTGGCGAAATCCTCGACGTCCTCGCGCCGACCGACGAACCGCTGTTTGGTGCCGCTGCGGTTGCCGTGCGAAATGCGCTGCGGGGTGGGCGGCGATGATCCCCGAAAACCTCCGCCTTTCGCGCCACGCGCTTGAACAGATGCGCGCACGTGCGGTCGAGGTCGACGATTTGGCGTGTGTGTTCTCCCACCCCATAGGTACGGAACCGCACGACGGCCGTACGCGCTGGATTGGTCGTAACGGCGTCGTCGCTGTGGTGGCGCCGGACGGCGTAATCGTCTCGGTCATATGGCGACGTGCGGAACGCTGGACGTCGGCGCAGATGGCAGCGCGGGCGGCGTAGCCCCCAGGAACGCAGAAACGGCCCCTAGAGCCTCCGGAACTAACCGGGGGACCCTAGGGGCCGTTCTTGCTGTGCTAGGCGCTCAAAAGGCAATCTGATGGGTCATCAGGCGCATCTGACGATACGTCAGCTAGCTACTGGAAAGGGTCGACCAGCGGCAGCGTGCCGACATACGGGGCAAACAGCGGGGCTAGGCCCGGGAATCGCTCGGCGAGGAACTCATACGGATCACGGGCGCTCTTCTCTAGGTTGCAGTCGGCGCACGCTGGAAGCAGATTCCCCAGCACGTGAGCGCCACCACGGGCGAGGGGGGCAACGTGGTCGAGGTGCTCGGCGGGAGCGTGGCAGTACACGCAAGTGAACGCGCCGATTTCCTCGAAATGCGCGGCGAGGTCGGCGGCGGTGTGGTTGTCCGTCCATGCGCCACGCTTTAGGGCACGGCGCCGCTGAGACTCCGCACGGCGCTTGTCTGGGTTGGTCTGTCGCCACCCACGATGGTATTCCGGGTTAGCCTGTCGCCACTCGCGGTTGTATACCCGCTTCCGCTCGGCAGTGACTACGCAGTAATTATGCACGTACGCGCGGTACTCGGGAGTCTTCTTGCGCTCAGCGTCGCAAGCCCCGCACGTGAAAGAAAGTTTGTCTGTGGAAGCCTCACGCGCTGCAAAGCTGCTGTGTCCCTTTACCCGAAAGCACCGGTTGCAAGCCTTATATGGCAGCCCCAGCGCACGGAATCGCCGGTTACGTGCCGCGCGTGCTTTCTTGTCGGCCAGCAGAGCCAGGCGAGGTTCTAGCGTCAGCGTCACGCCGCCACCTCGGCGAGTGCGGCACGAATGCGCTGTGCGCGAGCCTGCCCGATGCGCAATTCCGCTTGCAGAGTGCGCAGCGACGCGCCCTTACCCGTGCGAGTGCGTATCTCGATATCCAGCCGTCGCGCATCCGGCAACAGCGGGTCGGCGGCATCCGGCACAACGTGCAACGCAACCGGGGCGAGCGGCGCAGGAAAGCCACCAGCGGGCACCTGCGGCGTTGTCGGCGCTTCAATGGGCGCAGATACCGGCGCAGCCTCGAAAGGCGCCACAGCGGGCGCAGGAACGCGCAACGCGTGCACTCGCCACAACACCAGCGGGCCGAGTGCGGATACGCCGATAACAACCGGCACGGATGCGGCGAGGAAATGCGCACTCACTAGGTGGGCAACCGCATTCACGGCAATGAGTGCACCGACCGACGTAGCCACCTCACGATGCGCCCGCAGCGCACGGACGGAATACACGTCGAGGGCTACAGGGAGTGCGGCGGCAACGGCCCTAGATGCGCCGCATGCAACCGCTAGGCCGTACTCGGCGCTCGCTGTCAACACCAGGGCGGCGCCGAGGGCAAGCCAAGATAGAAAGTCGCGGGATTTCATAGATTCCTGCCTCTTAAACACAAGAATGCCCCTCGGGAATTCACGTAGAGGCAGTCAACGTGAACTCGACCGAGGGGCGACCGCACAGCCGTCGCTGTCCGGGGTCAATGGGGTGGGGCGCTGCCTCGCCTCACCAGAAATAGAGCGCAGCGGTTTACGCGGCGCGCTCACGCTCGACGTAGGGGCGCAGGGCCCGTTCCATTCGGTCTAGCCGCGCTAGTACGCGCTGTAGGGTCGCGTCAGTTCCGCGCGGAATTTTCGCTATCTTTTTCTTCAATTTCTACTGCCTTAGAAAGGAAGGAAAACGGCATTTTCAAGGGGTCAGCCGGCTGAAAATGCGGAAAATCTCGACACCCCCCACCCCATAATTTCGCAGTCATGTGTCCCTGCCCTGGGCTTGGGTCCATTCGGACATTCCGGACAGAGATTCAGTACGCCCCCCTACTGCACATAATGTCCTATTTGGTAGCTACACTCTGTGATAATGCGAGGTAGGGAACGCACAGCGCGCGATGAAAGGGCCATTAGCCACGGGTAAGGCCGCTCGGGCTTTCGCTGCGCTGCGCCGTGAGGGAAGAACCTCGGCGAGGCATTCGCTGTGCAGACCAAAGGCACAGAGCACGACGACCACACAGCGGAAATGCGCGGCACCGACACCACAAGCGGCGAGCCGAGGAGTAATTCCCCAGCACATTCCCGCTGTGCCAACCACCGGCAGACCGGCGCGCACGGGCCAACGAATGCCCCGCTGTGAGGTCAACACCTAGCGCCCTATGTACGCCGTATGCCAACCACCACAGCGGGGCGGGAATGCTTCGCAGACGACCATGCCCACCAGTAACCACGGTCGCGGTAACCAGGGCGGCCACCACCTACTAGTCACTAGTAGGTGGTGGCCACTCTTGTTAGAACGTCGGCGCGGTAAGACCGGAACCGGTCACGACCGAAATCGACTTCGGGTAGCGGTTGCCGATGAATCCGACGTAGTTGTACAGCCGGACAAAGACGCTCATGTTCGACGCGTAGGTCTGCTCGAAAGCTTCCGCCCTGATGTGAGACTCATAGGTCCAGAGATCGGCCATACGCGCGACGATAATCGCGTCCTCACCCGTACCCGCGTCTAGCGCAAGGTTGGTCGGAATCTGCGGGTCGACGTACACGGGAAGACCGAGCAGGCTGCCCACGTAACCCTCGGCGGCCACAGCACCGGAAACGCCAACCGCATTGAAGGCGCCGTTAGCGTGAGGCACCACAAGCGGACGGTTCGAGGCGTCGGAAGTCGCCGTGAGCCAAGCCCAGCGACGCGGGCTCATGATGATGGTGTCCGGCGGGAGGAAGCGATTCGTAGAAATAAGCTGAATCGCGTTCGCAAGCTTGCTGTACAGCGCGCTTACGATCTGCGCCTGAGTCGGCGTGCCGGTCGGCGTCGGGAAGTCGACGGCGTTGATACCGGCGACGTTCATAATGCCGGTCGGCTGCCCGGAAGTGCCGGAACCGTTGAGGATGAGCGAATCGAAAGTGGCGCCATAGGCGGCAGCGAGATCGCCGAGGATCACCTGATCGACGTTTAGCGGCGACTGCTCGATGAGCTGCAAACTTACAGTCTGGCCACCTGCCACGGTCGTAACCGGCGAGCTGACGCTAGTGGTCTGCATGTCGGTATTCGAAATCGCGCTGTTCTGCGCCGACTGAACAGCGACGGAGGTACCACCGGAAACCTTGGGCAGGTTAATGGTGTCGGTGCCAGCGGGAAGCGGCGCAACGTTGGTCAGGTCGACCGTCACGCGCCCCGGGCGGGCAAGCTTGATAAACTCGGACTCGATCCACAGAGGCGGGACGAATTCGCCACCGGCGCCGTTCGTGGTGCTGATGCCGACAGAGCTTCGCTCATCGAGCCGAAGCTTGTTATTCCGCGCTAGCCGGTCCGCAGCGTCCCGGTCGCCCTTATGGCGCGACATGTAGAGGTCACGGAAATACGACTTGTTGTCGTCCGGCCGGTAGATTTCCTCGGCGCGGGTCACCTGAATACGGGAGGTGCCGGGCATGACGTCGGTGCGACGCTCAATCATCTTGTCTCCGTTGCTGCGGGGTGCGTACTGGCTTGCCTTAGGCGCGGCGGCGTCGTCGGCCGAAATCTGAATTCCGAGTTCCTCGATGCGGTCGTCGAAAGCCCGAATGTCGGCCTCTAGCCGGTCGAATTCGGCGGACTCGGCGGCGTTTAGCGACCGCTTTTCAGCGGTGGCCTTATCGACCAGCGCGCGCATGTGCTCGTGCTCGGCCCTACGCTTAGCGCGCAGATCGGCGACCATTTCTCGCTTATTCACTCAGTTTCCTTCGTGGGTGCGGGAATCGGGGGCAGGGTTGCCGCCCGAAGCTCGTTCTCTCGGTCTCTCTCCTGCGCGAATCCCTCGGCCAGCTCCGCGAATTCCGCATCTTCCCGCGCTGTGATGACGTGAATGTCCATTCCGAGCGCCTTCAACAGCGGGTCAGTACACGCGGCGAGGGTGGCGGCGAGGCGCATTCGGCGGTCACGAGGAATTGGCGCTATCGCGCTCTCTACGTGCGTCATCGGGTGCCCCGAGTTTCTAGAGCGGCGTTCAGCGCCCAGCGGGAAGCCTTGGTATCCCGTAGGGCTGTACCGGCGTCGACGAGGGACGCTAG